CCACTTGTCAAGCTCAAGCTTTGCCTGAGCAACACCATTTGTGTAGCCCTTCTTAGAACTGATATCTTCCTTACTATACTCAGCATATCTTTCTATGAAAGCTAGTCCTAAATAGCCACGCTTAAAGCTCTCTTCATATGGCACATCACTCATGTTTGTCCTTATAGAAAATGTGGTTGTTAATCTGCACTGTCAGCACCTTGTGCCTAGCCCAAAAGGGCTTGACGTAGGTTGCATGATAGAACGTAGCACCATCAGTTACATCCACAAGCATGCCACTCAGTGCCTTGTGTGTGATGGATAGTATGTCCATGATGTTACCTTTGATGTGCTTGTCTTTGGTTACGTGTGTCCATGAGAATTGTTTTCTTTCATAAACAATAGAGCACACAGATCTATGTGATTGCTTAGCCCTGTTCATGATGACAGAGGCAACAGCCTCCATACCCATCACACCCTCACCCCTCGCCTCATGGTAGAGTGTTGCTACCATACAACGGAAGTCTGCTTCATTGTGCATAGGTACAAGAGGTTGTGCCATTGGGGACATGAACAAAGCCAAGCTTATTGTGGATAAGAGTTTAATCATATCCTGTTATAAAGGCTTATGTGATCTTCGCAAACACATAATAAGCAACATTACCTGTTTGCTCCATGTAAAACATGGCTTCAGCCTCTGCCTCTGCTTTGGTAACAAACTCACCTAGAAAGGTGTCGTTGTGGTTGAACACTTGATACATCACGCTACCCATGAAGCTTCGTCAATCTGTTGCGCTCTTATTTCGCAAGCATTCTTATCTCTCAGCGTCTTCAACAAAATAAATTGCTGAGAAATAATGTCGCCATGCTTTCCATGTACGAGTATACAAACTTCATCAACATTAATGAATGCCTCAATGTATCCATTGTTTGCACCGATATTAATCACTGCTGATTTAACTTCGTTATCCAACGTGTCTACTGTCAATTTCATTTTACTTCTCCTTTAGTTAAAGAACTGTTAAATACTTTTTCAACACCTCAAAGTCTTCTTGAGATATCTCATTACTGCCGTGATCAAAGATCAAAGAACAGTCAGACCAGTACCCGCCCTCTTGCTCATCCCAATCACCCTTATCACCACCCCGCCATTCCATTGCCACCTTTTCGGTGTACTTGTCGGGGTTTTTCTTTGTGGAAAACAAATACTTTGTGTCGTATTCCATGTCACCATTACGCTCATGCACTTCACCAATGTAATATTTCATGCTGCTTCTCCCATTTGTTTAATTGATTCTTCTACACCCAATTCGCTCATGTGTTCGTAATCGCTAACCACTCCAACATACTCACCCTTGTGAACCTGTTCTTGCAAGAAATCAATTGCAAGGCTAAGCCCACCCCACTCCATGATGTCCCAAACTGTTTGCTCATATCCATTTACGTCAACAGTTAGATGTTCAGCAAAAGCTTTGCGTATGCTTTTGGTTGATGGTCTTTTCATACTGTCTCCTACATTAATCAAAAGAATACACTGCCATAACACGCTTGCCTGCCCTGCTAGCAAACGTATCAATAACAGAACCATTACATACAGCTAAGGCATGACCCTTAACCAGCACAATGTGCCTGCCCTTTGGTCTTTTAGACACAAAGGTTTTGAGAGTGAAGCCTTTGTCAAAGTGTTTGACATTGTGCTTAACTGAAAAACGAAACATCTTGTTGCCATAGTAGGCAACGTCCTTAGCACCAGCCTCTGTATAGGCAGTGTGTAAAGCTGCCCAAGGTGTGCCTTTGTTCTTACGTCTACCCAATTGTGTCATCCTTGCATGGGCTTCAGGGTATGTCATAGTGGACACATTGGCTAGTGCTCTGATGGCACAGTCGTTCTTGTCTTTGATGTCAAAGTCTGTAGGTATGTAACCTACATCAGCGGGTTTGATTTCGTGATGTCCGTTCATGCTGTCTCCTTGATTTCTGTTACTTGATTGATGTGCCAATCAAAGTTATTCTCTGAGGGGGTGAAGTCGCCTCCATCCATGTCCCTTGCAATGTCATAAGCTTGGTCTTCGTCTTCTGCCTCCACTTCGGCAGTGCAATAAGTGTAGTAACAGGCAGTCACTTTAAACTTTTTCATGTTGTTTCCTTATTCAATTCATCACATCGGCATCCAAAGCCATCACAGGCAGGGCAATTGGAATCGTGTTTGATCAGCTCGCCTCTGTAGAAGTCAGGCTCAATTAGGTTTTCTTTACGTAAGTTTTTGGTTGTCTCCAACCACTGATGCACAACATCGCCTTGCTTGTTGAACACATTGAGATGCACAATGCCCTTGTGTACAAAAACTTCAACGTATCCGTTGTTTGCACCAATGTCTATAACTGCACTGTTGACATCATTGTCAAGTGTGTCCACTGTTAATTTCATTTCATTTCTCCTTATGAATATGTGTTTAAGCGAACTTGTTTGTGCCATAACCGGAGCGATTTCTGTAAATGGCTAAGGGCTTCTTGTTCAGAATCGAAATAACGACTGTCTCCGTTCTCATCAATCCATTCATCCCCTTGTTTTAAGAACAAAACAAACATACCTTCGCCTATGTCTTCGACTTTCCAGTCATCTGGCTCGTTGTAGCCCCAATCACTAAGATAGATTTCACGTACAATTTTCTTTGCTTCGTTATCACTTGTGCCAATGAGCCTGCCAATTTCATTGGGATGGTTTTCTTTAAGTAGTTCTTCAACACGTTGCTTCATGGTGTATCCTTTCAGGAGAGGTAAAGTTTATCTAACAGAGCATCACGTTCACAATTCAGCTTAGCAACATAGTTGCTGTCATCTTTGTGGATGGAGAGGCATTCTTCAATGTCATTGAGAGCATATCTACATTCTGTTGGTGTGTACTGCTTCACCTTGTAGGCAAAGAGTTTCATCATGTCGGTGTAGTTCATGTGTTTCCTTTCAGGAGTGGTGTTGAGGCTTTCAATTATCTGTGCTTACTAGAAGCTTGTGAATAGGGACAAACCCTTAGTAAAATTGTTTAACAATTTCCACCTGTATCACATCAGGATGGTTGTACAAGCCACACATCAGAGCATGTTCTTGTGCCTCTGCTTCAGTGTCAAAGGTCTTTAACCACTCATGGTTATTCTTGAACACCCACTTAAGGGCATAAAATATCCTCATGCTACATACCTTTCATAAGAACGAATGCGACTGTCTCTGTTGGTGTGCTTCTCTACAAATTTAATTTGTACATCGGAATTAAACAGCAAGTGTCGGCATACCAAAGACAAGTCTGCATCCTCTTCTAGATACACGTTGTCTTTGTACTGGTAGCTGTAGCTTGACACCTGTTGGGCTATGCCTAAGTTGTCCAGTACCTTACGCTTGACCTTACCCCATGCATGGGATGGGTCATTGTAGACAATGATGGTAAATGTTTTCATTTGATTTCCTCTACACTTGTTATCACAAACTCAAAATAATCACCAACTATTGGCTCACCCTCACTGTAGTAAAAGATGTCTTGATCCTTTGCATCTTCAAAGCCATCCCACTCAACATCACACACTGTCACGTTGGTGAAAGGTTCTTTGGTGTCTTTCCAGTATCCATTGCAGTTGTAAAGCTTCATGCTATCACTCCCTCATATTCAAACACATAGTCCATCATCAAACGCAGGGCATCCTTGATGTCTTCGACATCCTTGAACACAACCCTACCATTCAAGAAGCCTGAGCTTCTCCACAGGTAGTACGTACCATCATCTTCCATACACAATTGGTAGGAATAGTTTAGGTTGTCATCATCTTCGATGTTTGCTATCACTGAGCTCATGTTGTTTCCTTTGGAACTTCGTTGTTGGTAATGTGATATTCCATGCTTTGACCAGAGTCTTCAGCAATGGCAATCAACCTCTGTTGAGCAAGCTCAAATGCTTTGCTCATGGTGTAAGCAATCTCAATGTCAGTGACATCCTTGTTCACACCACCTGCTGACCAGTGCAACCTTGTGGTTGGCACAGTGTCAAAGCGATAGTCTTCGACTACCTTACATATACCATCGCTGCCCCAATGGGTAGGAGCAGTGTAGGTGTACACAATTTGCCCAAATGGTTTGCCGTTGTCTTTTAAGACAACATAATTAACCACATTCTCTTTCACATTAAACTTACGTATCATGTTGTTTCCTTTAGGAGTTGTCTAGCCACAATACCTTTGCCTACGGCAATCGGTGTCTCATACCTCACAGCATTTTCTAAAAAGTATAAATACTTTCCTTTGCTTTCATTGATGTCAAAGAAAGAACCTTGTGTTACCTGATGATCGTCCCAATAGCTGTCAAAAATAGCTTTGCTATTTGTCCAACTGTAACCAGTGATGGTGACTTCACCAATGGCAAAGGCTTTGCCTTGCCCTGTCCTGACAATCGCCACTCTCTTACCTACATAGGGATGTAAACTCTTGCTTTCCCTTGTCTCAATGGTTTTAAAACCATCCACAATCAGGTCAGCAAAAGGAACATCAGTGTTCCTTACATTGATACCAATCATTTTGTTTCCTTTAGAAAAGACAGCATGTCTTGTTGGTGAAGTGTCACTTGGTAACCAAGCTTCGTGATGTCCACTAACACTTCAGGTGTCAGTGTCTTGGTGTTAGCGATGTGAGCAAAAAGCTTTGCTTTATCGCAGATGGGGTAGAACTTCTCTACTCCGTAGACGTTCTTGATTTCAATGATAATTTCCATGTGTTTCCTTTAGGAAGACCAAGCATAAATGCTAGCTCGGCGGGTTTCAGTGTCTGTAAACAGACCAGCACACCATGCACTGTCTGCCATGCTCTCATCATCTTTGTATACAAAAGTGGTATACTTGTAAGGATTGTAGGTGACAAGTTCGCCTCGCTCTTTCACAGAGGACAATGTGCCATGATCGTTGCCACTGTCATGCCATGTGCCACATACACCAGCATGGACATTCTTACGCTTCTCTCGCAGGACACGCTCCCTACCTGCTTGTGACACCTTGAACGTGGTGTGGAAGAGTAACACGTTATCCCTGTGGGCTATGACACGCCCTTTCATAGCACCCTCAAGAGCCTTAATGCTAAAGCATTTCTTGTGTAGATTAAAGTATACAAATACTTTCATTGTGTTTCCTTTCAGGAAAGGTTTTCAATTATCATTTCGTAGAGCCTATCAAGCTCTTCGGGGGAGAGGTCAAGCTCTTTACCTACAATTTTGCTAGACACACTGTTTTCAAGAGCAACTTTGGCAATTCTTAGAAACAGGGACATTCCGCTATCTTCGTTGTACATTTTCATTTTGTTTCCTTTCAGGAACCTAAAGAAATTTCATAAATTTTTACATCACCAATGGCATATTGATAATGCACATTCTCAAAGAACATGTGGTGTATGTCCTTGGTCTTGTTCACTGACCGCTTGGCACAGCCAAACAGCGTCTTCCATGTGGGGTTTGTGAGCACCTTAGAAGTGTATGTGTTGCTGTCACCACCACCAAAGAACTTGTTGCCAAATACCACCACTTGGCATTTGCCTTCGATGGCAATCAAAGATTGTTTTAAACCAACTGAGTAAATCATTTTGTTTCCTTTCAGGACTTGAATGTCATATCACCATCAGCCATATAAAAGAGTAAAGCTTTCGCTTTATTCAGAGTTTGCCTAGCACCGAAGTCTTGACCATGTGCAAGCTGCTCCTGAGCATCAGACAAGAGCGAAGCTAACACCATGTAACCGCCAGTGACTTGGTACGTGAAGCTGTCTTTGACGCTTTCCTTGAAAGCTTCAATGTCACAGCCATACATCATCTTGTCAAAGTTCTTCATACTTTTTCCTTAATTTTCAACAAGGACACACCATCAATCTTTAGATTGTCATCGCCATGTTCCCTATCATCATGATAGGCTTTACGTGTCTCAGTGTCATACACAATTTCATCACCCACTCTTATGGGCAGACCAGTGTTGGCATCTTTGCCAACCCATTTAGCAATCATTCGTTTACGCATTGTGTTTCCTTTCAGGAAGTTAGTAGGTGAAACCAGTGAAAACTTGTGTCATACCTTTTAGGTATAAACAGTGGCTGATGTCTTCGACATCTTGTAGTTGATATTTCTTATTGAAACGACACCAGCCGACCAACTGGTATACTTTCTTGCTATCGGCTTTACGTTTGACAAAGTCACCCTTAGTGACAGAGCGTAAGAAAATTGCATTCATTTTGTTTCCTTTCAGGAAGTTAGTACAGAGAATCAGAATAAGCAATCCTTGCTGGCTCATCAAGGCAAGCTTGAACCGCTTCTTCTTTGCTTGCAAAGATGCCTATCTCAGTAGACATAAACTCTTGTTTAAGGTTGAATCGGTCTACCATTAAAGCCCGATGACCATCTACACCGAAAGGTGTAACCAGTGCATAAGGAGGATTAAACCTTTCGGCGTAATACTCTTGGGTTTCAAGAAATAAAACTTTTATCATGTGTTTCCTTTAGGAATTGTTGCTTGATATATGCCCTGTAACCGAGTGCCACAGAGCATATGAAAGCAAGCTCTTCATAACCAACGTACAACCCCGCTGACTAGAGCCTGTCCCCTCTGCACATTTTCAATGCCATGTGCTATGGCATGCATCACCTTACCCTCTGATGCTTGGGCTAGTCAATTTCAGCTTCGCTGTCACTAAAGCATACTGACACTAGCATTAGATTTTTAAAGAACATCGAATGAAGCTTTGCTTCACAGCAGGGCTTCACCCTATAAAGAGACACGATGGCACTCTGCAAAGCCCTTTAAAGGGGCTTTACGCAATGTCATCAAGCAATAGCTTGAATCGGTATGACCTTTCGGTCAAATACAAAGCCTGATTGATCAAGCTTCGCTTTGCCCTTAGCATAAAGAGCAACCACAATGCCTTTGGCATCAAGGTGACGAACATCACTGTTATCACCGCTAACCACCTCTAAACCCCTATGGGTTTCAGGTATTTCTTGTTCCTTACGGAACACAGAGGCAATTCTCATTCCCTTTGCAATGGCTAGTTGAACATAAGGCTGAAAGCCTTGCACACCGCTATCACTGAAAGTGAGGTCATAATTAGCAGGTAAATCTTTACGATTTACGTCTTTGGTGTAGTCGTAAAATTGAACGTCAGGAAAAGCAGCAAATATGTTTACATATTCAGTGCCTTCACCATAAGTGAAACTTACAGTTTCCCACCGAATGTCACTAGTACCATTCAACCGAATCAAAGGCTGTAAGCCTTGCTTCTTGGCTTTCTTGATGATCTTAGCAATGTCAACAACAAGTTGTTGCATGAAGCTGTTTCGATCCTCAAAAAACCAAATGGTTTTGTTGATCCTTGCTTGCTGAACAGAGCTAAAAGCTCCTCGACCAGCACTGTAAAGGCAAGCACTGTCACATTGAGCAATTTTAGCCATTGAACAAGTGTTCCACTTGGTGGTAGTGGCTGGAGCAAGGTAAAGAATGCCTGTCAAGAATCCTATGGATTCTCCCTTGACAGTTTTGGCATCGCTTGACACCGAAAGCAAAGCTTTAGATTTGAACATTGTGTTTCCTTTCAGGAAGTGTGGCAAAATCGCCGTTGATGCTTTCAATGTTAGATGAAGATTTCACCGAAACAATTAGGGGAAACCCTTACGTTTGACTTTCAGCATAGATTGCCAAAGGCAAAAAGATGAAGCTGAGCAGTGCCACATTGAACAATGTACTGTCATCACCACCTGTCAATTGCAGATACACAGCACCAGCCAAACAAAGCAAAGCCTTGAAAACCAGCGAAATTGAATAAGCAAATTTTCCCATCGTTTTGTCCTTCATGTCTTTCATTTAACTTAAGAATAAAAAAATTACCCTTTTCACTCCGTTTAAAAGGTTATTTTTTTATGTTAAATGAAAGACATGGGATTGAGCACATACACGCAGATCTTTGATATTTTTAGCTTTTTATTATGCCAACAGAGTTGTCATATAAAAAGCGTATAAAAAATATTAAAGCAAAGTCGAGGTTGTCCACAGCTTGTTATCGCTAGGTTTTTAGACTGTGCAAACCCTGTGGATAACTATCGACAATTAGGGAAAACCCTGTAACACTTTGGAATGCTGGATAGGTTTACAGTGGTAGATGGATATACCACCACTAAAGTATTACGTTATGGTCTAAATGACCAGTTGGTCAGTAACACTTTTTTGCTATCCCTTGATTTTCAATCAGTATTCATGATCTTATATGTCTTTGAATTCATTGATCTTTTTTGATCATGAGTAGAATACCCCACATGCATAACACTCACGCATGGCGCTGGCATAGCGATCTCGCACACTCTTGCGCCCAGCCGCAGTGCGCCGCCGTAGGCAGGGGTGGGCGTGGGACACGGGGGGGTATGGCGCTATATGTATATACACAAGCCCACAGAAGTGGAAAATTGACTATGTAGTAATAAAGTATACATTACATCCCCATACATAGAGAGCCCCATTTAAAGCGTCCATCTACATCAACCCTAGCACACCCCTTCACCAATAAATAAAACCTCTTCTATGCCCCTTTAAAGCCTTCTATGGGTGTTATATCTTACATTACTTCTTCCCCTGTCCATATAAAGTCTTTCTTGCATGTTAATACAACATATGCTACACTACTACTAAAGGAGAATATTTATGTTAAAAGCTGATGGGTTTGATAAAGCCATTATGGGTATGGCAAGCATTTGGAGAGATGGCAGCAAAGTTGATGTGCTGGTCTATGATGGGAACAAGATGGTAAAGAGTCTTAAGAAAGATGGCATGACTTATGATGAAGCTGTTGAATTCATTGAGTTTAATGTTGAAGGAGCCTATGTTGGTATTGAAACACCAGTTATTGTGTGGCCTTACTTAAACGAAGAATAAAAAATAAAGCTTGACAAGAAGTGTTGCCTTGTGTAACACTACGCTTTAATGGGGGGTAGGGGGGTAGATAAAGATCTATATAGTTAATTAAAGCTTATAGTGTTATAATATATATAATAGTTGTAAATCTACACACATACAATATAATATAATCTTATAATAGCTTCATAATAGCTACTTATTTATTTACTTCTTCTTATAGTTATATATATTAATATATATGTCAACCAATTTATAACTTCGACTGTCCATATAGAACCTATAAACTATGTATCACTGTTATCTATACTACCTTTTATAACCTATAAATGCTATATGAAGAAGCCATCTGTAAGTTTGTTATCAACCAGAGATGAAATAGTCTCTGCTGGATTGTTTTCTTCAAAGCCCTACTCGGTTGTTTCTGATGTTTATATGGCAATGAACAGAGGAAGTCTAGATAATATACACATTCCACACAGCGATGTTTACTTTGTTAGGGCTGCGTTGGAAAAGAACACTGGCTATTACTTCCCTCTCAATGCTGTTGAAGATGCTATGAAGGCTGAAGGCTGGAGAGATAGAAAAGGAAATAGATATGGCTAAGAAATCTACGGTTAATGCAGCAGGCAATTATACAAAGCCAACAATGAGAAAAGCTTTGGTGGCTAAGGTGAAGGCTGGTTCAGCAGGTGGTGATCCCGGTGAATGGAGTGCTAGAAAAGCTCAGCTTGTAGCTAAGCAATATAAAGCAAAGGGTGGAGGATATAAATCATGAGTAAAAACCAAACACATTATTTACCTGATGGTAAGATATACAAAGGTGAAACACATAAAGCTGGTAGTGTCTTAATGACGGGTGCTAAGCATACAGCAACTAGCAAAGTGCTTACACACACGTTACCAAAGAAAAAGAAATGAAGAAGCCTCAAGAGTCTTTGAAGGAGTGGGGTAAGCAGAAGTGGACTACCAGTGATGGTAAGCCTTCTGAAGGGAAGAAGCGTTATCTCCCCGAAGCTGCTTGGAAGGGCTTGTCTGCTCAAGAGAAAGCAGCCACTAACAAAGCTAAGGCTGCTGGCAACAAAGCTGGTAAACAATTTGTTGCTCAGCCAAAAGCTATAGCAAGAAAGGTAGCGAAGTACAGATGAGTATAGAATACAGAGGCAAGACGTTTGAGGGGTATAATAAACCTAAGAAGTCAGATAAGCCAGAAAAGAAAATGATGGTGCTTGCAAAAGAGGGATCTGTGGTAAAACTGATCCACTTTGGTGATGCTAACATGGGTCACAATTATTCTCCAGAAGCAAGGGCTAGTTTTAAAGCTAGGCATGGTGAGAATATTAAGAAGGGTAAGATGAGTGCTGCTTATTGGGCTAATAAGGAGCTTTGGGCTGGAAGTGGTGGTAGTGTTAAACAACCCCCTAAAGGTCAGAAACAAAAGTTTGGAAAATAATTATGGCAACAGATGCAGAGATGGTAGCAAAGTATAGAGAAAAAGCTAAGGATAAAACCTTGCCTCAAGATGCTAGAAACATGTTTTTAGATAAAGCTGTTGAGCTTGAGCAGAAAGCTTATAAGGAAGCAAAGCCTACATCTTTAGGTACTAAGATGGCTAAGGGTGGTATGCCTGTTAAGGGTAGTCGTACAGCTACAAACAAAGCCACTAAGACTATGGCTAAGGGTGGCGCTGTTAAAATGTCTATGGCTAAAGCCAAAACAGTTATGCCTAAACGAACAAAGTAATTTCAAAATGAAATTTCCAGTAAAATACACAACAGCAGAAAAGCTAAAAACTTTAGCTTTGAAGATACAGGATAGATCAACACCTTTCAGTGAAAGATCTCAGGCTGAAGATCAATACAAATCTATAGCCTCTGGTTCTTATGCTAAAGGTGGTATGCCTATTAAGGGTAGCCGCACAGCTACAAACAAAGCCACCAAGATGATGGCTAAAGGCGGTGCTGTTAAAAAAGCATCTATGTCTAAAAAGAAATAAAGGATAAATAAAATGAAACACGCAATTAAGAAAATGGCTAAGGGCGGCTCTATGGATAAGATGCCTAAAGAAAAAATGATGAAGGGGGCTAAGGTTCCTGCTGTTGCCATCATGATTGGTCTTGCTAAGCCTAAAGCTAAAACTAAAATGGCTACTGGTGGTATGGCTGCTTTTGAAAGATCCAGTAAAGATGTTGAGAAAAAGGGCGTAAAAGAAGGCTCTAAAGCTGACATGGCTATGGACAAAAAACAAATGGCTAGCATGAAAAAAAGTGCTATGGCTAAGAAGAAATAATATGGTTACAAAATTAACAAAGAAACAAACTGTTAAAGTTGGTAAGGTTATGCATGAGTTTAAAGCCAAAGGGCTGCATAGTGGTAAAGGTGGTAAAGTTGTTAAGAACCCAAAACAAGCCATTGCCATTGCTTTATCTGAGGCTTCTAAACTGAAGAAAAAATAATGCCAACAAAAGACGCAAGTAAATTTACAACAGAATCAATTAATGTAACAGCTACAGCAGCCGGAGCTAGTGCTCAGTTGTTGTATACGTGTCCTACTAATTTTTCTGCTGTTGTTACTTTTTTACTTGTGTCTTCTGGTACAGTTGCTAACAAAGATATTTCTATACAATTTTATCACCAAGAAACTGCCTCTTATAAATATTTATTAAGAACATATAGGATGGGTTCTAATAGTGTTTTTGTTGTAACAAGCATACCTTCTTTGTCCTTGCATCAAGGCGACAAACTAGTTTGTTTTACAGACAGTACAGGCAATTTTGATGTCATTATTTCTGTAGAAGAATATTTTGATCCAGTAAGAAAACTGTAACTATCTGGAGTGGATATGTTTCTAATAGAATTTATACTTTGTTTTCCAATGCAGCAATGTATTCCTGTAGTGGACAAACCAAGAACAAAGCATGAAACTATAGAAGCGTGTTTGCAATTGGCTTATTATAAATCTCTAGAACTTGAGATGATGAATAAACAATTGAATCCAACAATACAGTTTAGATGTGTCAAAGAAGAACAATCAGAAGTGTATAAAAATATCTAAGGAAATAAAATGGCTAAAGAACTAACAGAACAACACAAGAAGTTTCTTGAAGTGTTATTCACCGAAGCTGGTGGAGACATCACCACAGCTAAAAACTTAGCTGGCTTCTCTAGAGGCTATAGCACAAGACTTCTAACAAACTATCTCAAAGAAGAGATTATTGAAGCTACACAACTATACATTGCCATGAATGCTCCTAGAGCAGCTATGGCTATGGTGGGTGGTATTAATTCCCCAACAGAGCTTGGTATCAAAGATAAACTTAGTGCTGCCAAAGACTTGTTAGACAGGGCTGGCTTTGTCAAAACTGACAAGGTGCAGGTGGAATCTAGTGGTGGTGTTATGATATTGCCTGCTAAGGAAAAGCAAGTAGATGACTGACAGAGGTATAGGTAAGTGGATATTGCCACAGCCTTACATAAAGAAAAAAAAGTATATAGACATTCCAAAGCTTGGTCGTGTAGTACCTTTTGGTTATAAGCTTAGCGAAGAAGAAGATGGGTGGCTTACACCAATACCTTCTGAGTTAGAAGCCTTAGAAAAGGCTAAGAAGTATTTAAAGCAGTATAGTTTAACAAAAGTGGCAGCTTGGCTTTCCACAGCAACTGGTAGATATATTGGCCCATCCTCTTTGGAAGCTAGAATAAAGAATGAACAGTCCCAAAAAAGAAGATCTACAACATATCGTCTCCTCGCCAACAGGTACAAAGAAGCCCTTGAGAAAGCGGAGAAGTACGAAAGAAGAGTTGGCTGCACAGAAGACAGCTACTTTGCAACAGAACACTACAGAGAAATTAGAGACAGTTTCTACAAAACTGAAAAGTGAAGAAGAATATCACAATGTAGTTTTTAAACCTAATGCAGGGCCACAGTCTGTTTTCTTGGCTTCAGCAGAAAGGGAAGTGTTATACGGGGGTGCTGCTGGTGGTGGTAAAAGTTATGCCATGTTAGCAGACCCTCTTAGATATTTTGGGCATCCACAATTTTCAGGACTGTTGTTACGTCACACCACTGAGGAACTTAGGGAACTTATCTGGAAGAGCCAAGAGATATATCCCAAAATCTATCCGAATATTAAGTGGAGTGAGAGGAAGATGCAATGGCAAGCTCCTAGTGGAGCTAGGCTTTGGATGTCTTACCTTGACAGAGATGAAGACGTATTGAGATATCAGGGCTTGGCTTTTAGTTGGATTGGTTTTGATGAGTTGACGCAGTGGCATACGCCGTTTGCTTGGAACTATATGCGTTCTCGCTTACGTACTCCTGCTTCAGATCTACAGATTTTCATGAGAGCTACAACAAATCCGGGTGGTCCGGGTCATTCTTGGGTTAAGAAGATGTTTATTGACCCTGCTCCTGCTGGAAAATCTTTTTGGGCTACGGATGTTGAGACAGGAAAGACCCTGTCCTATCCCATAGGACACAGCAGAGAGGGTCAACCGCTGTTTAAGAGGCGGTTTATACCTGCAATGTTGTCGGATAATCCCTATTTGGCTGAGGGTGGTGACTATGAAACCATGTTGTTGTCCTTACCAGAACACCAACGTAAGCAATTGCTTGAAGGAAACTGGGATGTAGCAGAAGGAGCAGCGTTTCCTGAGTTTAATCGTACTGTTCATGTAGTAAATAGTTTTGATATCCCCAAAAACTGGACAAAGTTCAGGGCTTGTGACTACGGATATGGTAGTTTTAGTGCTGTTGTGTGGTTTGCTGTCACCCCAAGTGAGCAATTGGTGATATATAGGGAGCTTTATGTTAGCAAAGTGCTAGCTAAAGACCTTGCCCACATGATATTGAGGGCTGAAGAGCATGATGGTGGTATAAGATATGGTGTTTTAGACAGTAGTTGCTGGCATAAACGTGGAGACACAGGGCCTTCACTAGCTGAACAGATGATTATGGAGGGCTGTAGGTGGAGGCCAGCGGATAGAAGTGCTGGTAGTAGGGTGTCAGGTAAGAATGAACTGCACAGAAGACTACAACATGACCCATTTACAGAACAACCAAGAATGGTTATAACAAGCAATTGTACAAACACCATTGCTCAGCTTCCTATTATTCAATTGGATAAGAAGAAGCCAGAGGACGTAGACACAAAAGGCGAAGATCACCTGTATGATGCTATTAGATATGGTGTTATGAGTAGACCTCGTAGTAGTGTATTTGATTATAATCCAGCATCTTCAAAGTCTTCTGGGGCTAGAATTGCTGACCCATTATTTGGATATTAAGGAACAACATGGCACAGAATAAACCAATGCTTGGGGATAAAACTCTAGCTTTAGAAGACGTAAAGAATAAAGAGGAAGAAGGCTTCTCTGGCGACAGTTTAATTTCGTATATACAAGAACGATATACCAGATCAGAGGAAAGTAGACGGGCAGATGAAAGCCGTTGGCTACGTGCTTATAGAAACTACAGAGGCATCTATGGCCCTGATGTTCAATTTACAGAAACTGAAAAGTCCCGTGTCTTTATTAAAGTTACTAAGACAAAAACGCTAGCTGCCTACAGTCAAATTGCAGAAGTGTTGTTCTCAAATAATAAATTTCCCCTTAGTGTGGATCCAACAGTGTTGCCAGATGGTGTATTGGCTGATGTAAGTTCAGATCCTAAAGAAGCCCCTGCTGCTGGTGCTGAGCCTGCTATGCCAACTGAAATTCCTTTTGGTGAGAACAGTGCAAACATTCCAAAAGGTTTTGACTTAGATGTCCTTGAACAAATGTTGGGATCTATGAAAGACGATCTCAAAGACCTGCCTAATTTAAAAGCAGGGCCGGGTGTCACTCCTTCTTCTATTACGTTTAGTCCTGCCACTATTGCAGCTAAGAAGATGGAAAAGAAAATACATGACCAGCTTGATGAGACAGGTGCTTCTAAGCATTTGAGATCAACAGCTTTTGAGATGGCTTTGTTTGGCACTGGTGTTATGAAAGGCCCCTTTGCTGTTAATAAAGAATATGCTAGCTGGGACGAAACTGGTTCATATAAGCCACTGATTAAAACTGTACCAGAAGCTTCCCATGTTTCCCTTTGGAACTTCTATTGGGATCCAGATGCAACTAACACTGATGAGTGTCAGTATGTTATTGAACGTCATAAGATGAGTCGCACTCAGCTTAGAGGGTTGAAGAAGCGTCCTCACTTCAGAGAGAATGTGATTGATCAAATCATAGCTGAAGGAGAAGGCTACATTAAAAAATATTGGGAAGACGATCTCAGAGACTACACACCAAACTTTGGTGTTGAACGCTTTGAAGTGTTAGAGTATTGGGGCAATGTAGACCTTGATCTCCTTGAAGAGAATGATATTACTGTTCCAGAAGATATGACGGATGCTGGAGAACTTCAAGCAAACATTTGGTTCTGTAATGGAAAGATTTTGAGACTTGTTCTCAATCCATTTAAGCCAGCAAAGATACCCTATTATGCTGTGCCATATGAACTAAACCCCTACTCTCTAGCAGGTGTAGGTGTCGCCGAAAACATGGACGACACCCAAACCCTAATGAATGGTTTCATGCGTATGGCAGTGGATAATGCGGTTCTTTCTGGCAACCTTGTATTTGAGGTTGATGAAACCAACCTTGTTCCCGGTCAAGACTTATCTGTCTTTCCCGGTAAAGTGTTTAGAAGACAGGGCGGTGCTCCGGGTCAAGCTTTGTTTGGTACAAAGTTTCCTAATGTCTCACAAGAAAACCTACAATTGTTTGATAAAGCTAGACAACTTGCTGATGAG